AGTTTTGCATAGTGCCAGCACCTTCTGCATAGGAATACTGATCATGTGAATAATTGGTGATTAGCGGATTGACTAACACATAAGTTGCTGTTTTGTGTTGATCCATGCCGGTGATCTGAATATCAAGAAAGAACGGAGCCTTGCCTGAAGGTCCTGAGGTACCATCGTTGTAGGCTTCACCAATGTAGCCCCAGTCGTTGACATTGCCTACACGTTGGTTGGCATAGATGTCACGAATATTGTATCCAAAACCTGTGACCTTGTTGGCGCTTTCGCCAAGGCTGCCGTTGTTGCCATTTTCTAACACTTCGTTGTAACTTTGAGAAGCATCTTTGTAGTAGTAGTTGTAGTAGGCATACCACATTTTACGAACATTGTCGACTGCGTCGTCGTGGAATACCACAGTGACAGGATCATAGTTGATCTTGGTCTGTACCACACGCTTGCGATTGTATTGATTGAGAGTTTCATTGGCAATTGTGAACTTGGGCAGGTCCACAGTCTTGACCACATAACTCAATGATGCATTGCCTTGTACTCCAAGATAACTGGCCAAGCCAGGAACACCTGCAAAGTTGAGAGTGAAACTAACGTGAAAAAGGAACTTGTACCGAGGTTTAAGTTCAAATGAGTTGGGAGTAAAAACTTTGCTTGCGTGAGTGTAATCACGCAAGGCGTTGACGTTTGTGAACCCTTGGTAGAATTGTTGACCAAATGTTGGCATTGCCCTGCCCTTAGGCGCCTAGGCCAACACCTGTTACTGAACCGCCGATGGTACGTCCAAGTCCCGTAGCAATACTACCAATACCACCGTCATTTACCGATGTGGCTGTTTGTGCGGCATTGTCATAAGCAATAGTCAGAGCAATTGTGACACCTTCGTTGGTGCCATAGTTGAGTTCGCCGTAGTCAGCGCCCTTCAAGTAGCAACCATACAATTCCCATTGTTCAAGCACAGTGGGTGTGTCTGCACCGTTACCACCGTCAAGAATTTGAATTGTGGTCATGAACTTGTAGTCAATACCAGCCGCGGCTGATGCTTGTTCCAAGAAGTCCAGTTGTTTCTGCATTTGCTCGCCGACTAGAGTCATGACGCTGCCTGATGCATCATCACGTACCGAGCATGCAATATCAGCCCAGGTGTGACGTCCGGCCAACTTCAGTGTTGAGTTGTAGATTGGTAATGCGATTTCTTCAAATGTTAGATTGGGTCTAGCCACGCTGACAACTTGTTTGGTTAATTCTGTGGTCTCGTTAGAAACTCCAAAATTTTGAAACAATACTCTAAATCTGTATTTGAGTTTGGGCATCAACAGGCCCTGTGCGCTCGCGGATTGATCGCTTGCTAGTGGTACTGTCATTCTGTTTAGTGATGCGCTTGCCATTTGTTATCTCCTATATGTTTATTTACCTGGAACGAGGCCTGAAAAATCAGGCCTTGGTTTCATTATTGTCCGGCAGCAATTGCCCCAGTGTTCTTGATACGCAGGGGAATGTAGATGAATTCCACTGCTTTCACTGGCTCAATAGCAACGTCTACCCACAATTCATTGCGGTCAATACGTGCAGGAGTGTTGTTGCTCAAGTCACAAACAACCAGGTAATCATACAAGGCTCGTTTGGCAACCAAGTCAATCATCAGGCTGTTTACACTGTTGGTAATTTGATTGCGTGTGATTGTGTCATTGGGTTCGAACAAGTACAGTTTACCAATTTCTTCCAGGCGTCCACGCAAGAAAGCAACTAGACGTGCAACGTTGATGCGATCCAGTGCTGTGGTAGTGGTACTACTGGTCTTGTTACCAAAGTTGGTAATTCCAATTCCAGGAATAAACGTAATTGGGTTGATATTGCGCTCATACAGGATGTCACGTACTGATTGACTCACGCCAATTTGAGTAAACTCACCTGTGGTGGCTTCAATATAACCAATTGCCAAGGCATTGTCCACAACACCACGACGTGTGCCTGCTGGTGCCAACCATGGATAACTTGCGGCATCACTGCGCAGGATTGTGCGTACCATCATGTGACTTGGTGGTTGCACAACTGTGTTACCACCTAAATCACTAGTCTGGCAACTGGGATAGAATACACCGCAATAGTTGCTGGTCAATATGTTGCCATCGCCGTTGGGTTGTCCCAGACCATTATTGTTGGTAGCAAATGCCACCAGGCTAGTGCCATCTGGACCCAGACGCATTGGTGTATCACCCACCACAAACAGGGTGTTGTTGCGCTCGTTGCTGAGTGCAATCATGTTTGGTGTCAACTCTGGATAAGCAGGTGTGGCAATGATGTTGTATTGATTCTGTTCTTCACGTGCTGCCACGCTGGTGTCAATACCTGACTTGAGTGCCTCCACAATAATTTGACGCTGTGCCAGGCGACCTGACCACATGCTGCCATTGTCTTTGTTGCCACTTGCTGTGAGCCATGTGCTGAGATCTATTAGATCCCAATAAGCAGTATTGCTCGGAGCAGTACCGGCTGTGGTAGCCACAGCACAAACATAGATACCATTATTGTAACTCACAAAGTCATTCACAGCATATGCTGTGCTTGCTGAATAAGCATCAATTGCATAATCGGTGGCTGTGGTTGTAAAGTAGTCTTGTTGCCAAGTCTTGACATTATAGCCAGAGCGACGTGTGTTGAATAACAGGGTACCTTGTGGATACAGTGCAGGGTTAGGTGCATCTGGATCTAGATAATTGCTGGTCAACAGGCTCACAATGCTCGGCAATGGGTCTGCTGAAGGGTCTGTGGTGCCGTTTGTGCTCCAACGTGCGTCTGCAAACAAAATACCATTCTGAGTGGTTTGATCTGTGGTGTCAATTTCTACCCACTGGTCAACTCCGCTAACAGGTTGCCAACGATATAGTTTAGGATAGTTTTCCAAATCTGAAGTATCAATCCATAAATCACCATAAACCAAAGGGCTCAGTGCAGTATTAGTCTGTGTAGTTGGTGCTGTGGCACTAATGATAGGACCAGTAGCATTACAATTTGTTAGGTTATAACCACGCACATCGTTGGTAACGTTTTTATAACCTTGCCAGGCGCCATCATCTTGAATCATGATATCAGCTGCATCAACTGCACTGTAATACCAATAACGACCATCTGCTGGATATGAGTCTGGAGCAGTTGAACTTGGTGTGTATGTGAACAAGGGGCTGGTCACAAAATTACTCAATCTTAGATAAGTTGCATCAGTTGGTTGCTGTGTTGCCTGATCAGGACTGCCCACAGCAAATCCAGCCGTAGTAACTGGGGTACCAGTTACATTCTTCAAAAATATTGTTCCACCTGCACTGTGAGTAAACACAATGTTACCTGCTGAATTTACACTTGCAGTCACATATGGAACATTAGCGGCTGATACTGCTTGAATAAAGTTACTCACTCCTGTGCCACCAATGGTCACTGTTGCAATGATATTGAGATCTGTTCCTGGCTGTGTGGCATTCAATAGAAATTGGTTGCCAGCGGTGAATGCGTTTGTCGGAACTGTAGTACCAGTTATCACTGTGGCGCCAAATGCATAGCGTTCATACACTGTAAATGCCGCTGTTGGAATAGTAGTAGTCCACTGGTATTGATTCCACCCAACATAAGTAGTACCGGCTGGAATATTTTTGCCGCCGCCTGTGGGGTCAAGACTGTAAAGTGCGGCACTATCGCCTGAGTAGGCCGGGCAAGTTTGTGCTATAAATGTGCCCAAAGCGGCGCTGTAATTTTTAACAACCACATTCAAGCCGTTGTTGGCCGTGCTCATGTTGTGCCATACAGAACCAGTGGGTCTTGCAAGCAATGCATCTTGTCCTGAAATCCACTTGGGTTGCTCGTAACTGTAACTTGGCAAATATTGTGGAGCAGGATACTGGCTTACTGCAATACCTAATTGAGTTAACAATTGTTGACTTAGATTGTTACTGAATGAAATTTCAATAAACCCATCATCGTCCAGAGTTGAGAAGTCTGCGCCTGCGGCGCTGGTAGCATAGATATAAAGTTGACCAGAAACTGCACTGGCTGTGACACCCGTGATGTTTGCCGCAGTAATATTTGAGGCCAGTTGAGCCACAGTGTATGGGGCAGTAGCAGTAACAGTTTGTCCATTAATGTTAAAATTTGCACCCGGAGTCAAAGTGCCGCCAGTGACTGAATTTGTTCCCTGCACTGCTGGCCATGAAGTTTTCCAGGCATTGCTACCCAGCTGGACCCAGACGTTACTAGAGTTTTTGTAATAGGCAAAAATGTATTCATCAATGGTTACCACTGCATAGTCACCAATGGCACCAACTGTGGTCAATGGAGTATAATTGGCGATAGGGCTTCCAGAGCCTCCCACCACATCTGTCACATCTGTGATCACTGTTGGTGTTATTAATTCAAATGTTTGTGTGGTAGCATTCCATTCAAAAATGCCCCAGGTAGAAATACCCGTATCCACCCAGTATGTGCCATTGGCTGGTGTGCCTAGTGGACGAGTCAAACTGGCAGTGAGTGCTGTTAAATCAACGTTGGCACGTTGTACATAACAACGATTGCTGACACCCAATGCACTATATGCGGCAAGCAAGCCGTATTCGTTGAGTTCGTATCCGTTGATAGGAGTACCAGTTGTGGTGTTGTAAAAGAACGGTACACCAAAAGTAGCTGCCAAATCGCGTTGGCTGGTAATCAAATATGTTTTGTTTGCATTAGCGGCAAGAGTACCGGCTGCCACAGTGACGCCGTCACTGGATACTTTGTTTTGCGCTGTGGCAACCATAAAGTAAGGTACTGTGTTAACGGCTGAGGGTACGTATTGACTCTCGTCAATTACTGTTACTTCTACGCCTGGTGATGTTAAAGCCATAATGGTTTCCTTTTCAAGTTGTAGATATTTATTGGCAAATGCCAAAAACACCTGGTTTGGATGACCTACATGTAGGCCCGTGTGCTAAATACCTCATGAGACCGTTTTGCAAAGTGTGTGGTGTGTTGCCTCGTGCAGTGGCCTACCACAAATATGACCGTGTGTACTACAGATCAATGTGTACTGCTTGTCAGCGCCGTGGCCGGAAGCAGAAAGCACCTGTACCTCGCTGGCAACTGGATGGATACAAGAAAAAACCCGCATGTGACAAGTGCGGGTTCAAAGCAAGATATCCTAGTCAATTATTTGTATTTCACATTGATGGTGATTTGACCAACAGCGGTCAACGCAATCTTAGAACTGTGTGTTTGAATTGTAGTGTAGAAGTGCGGCGCGGAGATGTTACATGGCGTCGGGGTGATCTTGAACCAGATTTTTAACCTGCTGGTACAAGTCGTCAAGGAGATCGGAAGAGCAC